GTCAACGATATGGAGCGTCAAGATGCGGATAGCTACCGCGTGAAGTCTTGGCTTCCAATGGAAGTATCAGTTGTTAGCATACCCGCAGACCGGACAGTCGGGGTAGGCCGTGCAGCAGAGAAGCCACCCGCTCAACCTATCACTGAAGCTCTTATTAGAGAGGAAAATATCATGTCGGAAGATAACAAGATCGACATCGATGCGGTAAAGGCCGAAGCTACTCGTGCTGCCGCAAAAGATACTGCTGAAATGTATCGCTTGGCGGCAAAGCACAACAAGCGTGATTTGGCAGACAAAGCCGTATCAGAAGGCCGCTCACTCGCAGAATTTCGCGGTGAATTGCTGGACGTAATCGGTAATGCACCATTGGATACGCCAAATGAAATCGGACTTGCCCCGAAAGAGGCCCGTCAGTTCTCATTGCTTCGCGCTATCCGCGCCCATGCAAACCCAACTGATCGCTCTGCACAAAAAGCTGCTGCTTTTGAACTAGAAGCTGCTGCTGCTGCGTCAGACGCGATGGGTGTTGAAGCACAAGGCATTATGATCCCAGCAGATGTATTGCGTAGCTGGAAAGTGCGCGACATGAATACATCTGACGATGCTGCGATCATTGCTGACGATTTCCGTGGCGGCGATTTCATCGACGTATTGCGGAATGCTTCATCAGTCATGCAAGCTGGTGCAACAATGCTGACAGGCTTGTCAGGCAACGTGAAGATCCCGAAGAAAACAGCCGCATCATCTGCCGGTTGGATTTCATCTGAGGGTGGCGCATCTGGCGAAAGCGAGCCTACTGTTGGTCAAGTCACTATGGCACCTAAAGTATTGGGTGCGCATACAGACATTACACGCGTTATGATGCAGCAATCATCTTTGGATGTTGAAGCATTGGTGCGTAATGATCTGACAGCTTCTATCGCTCTTGCGATTGATCTGGGTGCATTGGCTGGAACAGGATCATCTGGTCAGCCAACTGGTGTGAAGAACACATCAGGCATCAACACACCAACTGACTTTGCAGCAGCTAACCCAACATTTGCTGAAGTTGTAGCGATGGAAACTGCGGTAGCAGAAGACAACGCTCTGCAAGGCAACTTGGCTTACATCCTGCCAGCCAGCATGTACGGTGCGTTGAAAACAACTGCAAAAGACGCTGGTTCAGGCCAGTTCGTAGTTGCTCCAGATGGATCAATGAACGGTTATAATGCAATCGTATCAAACCAAGTCACTGCTGGTGATCTGTATTTCGGCAACTTTGCTGACTTGCTGATCGGCATGTATGGCGGTTTGGACATTGTTGTAGATCCATATACTGCGTCTAGCTCAGGCACAGTACGGATCGTTGCACTGCAAACTGTAGACGTAGCTGTACGTCACGCAGTAAGCTTTGCATTCAACAATGACGGTGCATAAGAGTGCTAACTTGGGAGGGCCACTTGGCCCTCCTTTCCAATAAGGGGCAAAAGATGAAATACATTATCCTCAAATCCTGTGTTGCTGCTGGCCAAGCTAGAAAGGCTGGAGACATAGTTGAATTGAGCGCGGATGAAGCTACTGCGCTAAAAGGATATGGACGTATTGACGTGGCTCCAGAGCCTAAGCCTATTAAGGCTCCTACGGATCGGGCCGCAAAGCCTAAAACCACAAGGGCGAAAAAATGAAGATTACTCTGATTAAAGACGCATCTTGGGGCGGGAAGAACGGCAAAGCTGGTGCAAGCCATACAGTTGATGATCGTGTTGCCCAGAAGCTAATTGATCGCGGATATGCTAAGTCATATGTAAAAGAAGAAAAGGCTGAAGAAGATGGCACTGCCACTAGCGAGTGATTTAGCCGAAATATTCAACATTGATGAGTTTGCTCAATCAATCACATATCAACGCGCTGCTGGGCGTGGGGATAGCACAATCAAGGCTATCTTCGACAACGAGACTATCCCAGTTGACGCTGGTGGAATGACAACTGTTCATCAGGAGCAGCCTAGAGTAACGTGTCGAACCGTAGATGTTCCATACATTCAGTATGATGACGCTATGATAGTATCATCAGATACTTATTATGTTCGCGCTTGGATACATGATGGCACTGGCGTTACTGTTGTGCAGTTGGAGAAATCTTAATGGCTCATGTTAGGCAGCAAATAAGAGACAGAATTGTCTCTGTGCTGAAGTCCAATGCATCATTGGTGAAACGTAGGGTATTTTCGTCTAGGGTATATGCCCTAACAGAGAAAGACCTTCCTGCGATTACGGTTTATACGGGATCAGAAGCATCTGCCCTGCAAACCATTGGTGTAAAAACGTCTGCGCGTATTGTTTCTGTTGAGGTAGATATATACGTGCGAGCAACGAATAATTTTGATAATGATGTGGACGCTATCGCCGTTCAGATCGAAGAGGCAATAGCCAATGACTTCAATGTCAATGGCCTTGCAAAGTCGGCTGTATTAACTGCCACAGACATCAACTTTTCAGGTGAAGCGGAACAACCAGTAGGTTCCGCAAAGCTGACATTTGATGTAAGGTATGATACAGCTATCGATGACGTAGAAACGGCCAGATAAGGAGGCTCCAATGGCTACACACACAGGCAGCGAAGGAACCGTAAAGGTCGGTGCTAACGCTATAGCAGAAATCCGCTCTTTCAGCTTAGAGGAAAGCGCGGATACCTTAGAAGATACAACTATGGGCGACACTGCTCGCACATACAAATCATCTTTGACAACATTCACTGGATCAGTTGATGTTTTCTGGGATGAAACCGATACAACGGGTCAAGGCGCTTTGACTATTGGCGCTTCTGTTACGCTTAATGTTTATCCTGAAGGCGATGCTTCTGGCGATACATATTACAGCGGTGCAGCCATCGTTACCGGCGTTACACGTTCATCATCATTTGATGGCCTTGTGGAAGCGTCAATAACTGTGCAAGGTAGTGGGGCATTAACAGCTACAACGGTGTAACCCATGTCTAACCCTATAGACGCCTTAGACGATTATTTATCGAATATCGAAACAAGGCATATAGAAGTAACTTTACGCGCAGGGGCCAAGCCTCTGCGTGTTTACTATACCCCTATGACTTCTGGCGAAATGTCAACGATCCAGAGGAAGCATTCTGACTTCCCATCTGCCAACATAGATGCTCTGATTGATCTGATTATCTTGAAGGCTCTAAAGGAAGATGGCGAAAAGGCTTATACGATTGAGCATAAGCCTAAGCTGAAGCGCATTCCCCATGAGGTGATCTATAAATTGAGCGCACCTATGATGTCTGCTGGCTCTGTTGAGGAAGCTGAGGGAAACTAAAGAAAGACCCATTCAGGTTTAATTTAATCGCGTTAGCAGATAGATTGGGCCGCACCATTAGCGAGATTGAGAAAATTACGCTAACGGAGTATAATGAATGGGTCGCATACTTTAAGATCGTGGACGAAAGGCGGGAAGAAGATGGCAAGCGCAGAACAGCTAAAGTTTGAACTTCTTGCGGTTGATCGCGCTAGTCGGCCCATTCAGCAAGTTCAGGGTCGCGTTAGAAACTTTGATCGTCAGATAAAGCAAAGTTCAGTTCAGATGAACAACTTTGGCGGGTCAGTTACTGGTGCGCAAAAGAGTTTGCGTAAGTTCGCCTTAGGTGGCCTTCAGCAAGCGGGTTATCAAGTGGGCGACTATGCCGTTCAAGTCGCCAATGGCACAAGCAAGATCCAAGCTTTTGGTCAGCAGGCTGGACAATTCTTTCAGATCTTTGGCCCATTTGGTGCTGTGCTTGGCGCGGCCATATCCGTATTCTCCGCATTCAAGATGGCGGCTGACAGGGCTGCTGGTGCGACGAATAATGTAGAAACCGCGGTAACTCAGTTATCAGCGGCCTATGATACGTTAGATAGTATAGACTTCGATGGCATTGGGAGCGAAATGTCATCTTCGCTAGATCCCGTATTGGAGAAATATTCTTCACTGATAAGGCTAATCAGAGAGACCGCTGAAGAGAGAAGAGATGAGGCTTTGAAGACTGTTGTGGGTGCGCTTCCACCCGCATTGGACAAAGGGCTGCAAAACCAACTTAAATCGCTAAAGACTGCGAGGCAGAGAAATCAACAGTTTCTTGGACAAGAAGAAACTATATATAACCATCTTTTAAAGATGGAGAATGACAGGCTTAGGGTCACTGAGATTGTGCTTGGCATCAGGGGCGCGACGAGGCAAGAAGCTGCTGAAAGCTTATCTAATGCTACTGCCCTTCTTTATGAAGAAGAGCTAATGACAAATGAACTTAGGGATCAGTTGGATTTGTTCCAAAGCCAACAAGGATTGTCTAGTGTTATTGCATCAGAAGCGAAAGATGCTGCCTCTGCGCATAACGATGCCACTTCATCAGCCAAACAATCTTCAGCCGAATATGAGCGTCAAGACCAAATATTTAGAGATATAGCTAGAACAACTGGGAACAATGTCGCCTTGTTCAATTCAATGGTTGCGGCTCAAAAGAAGCTGAATGAAGACAAGGAGACGTATCTTAAAAAGTTGTCTGATGAAGACATTTTAATGGGCCAGATCGTAGAAAAGGCTGTTGTAATAGGGAAGGGCGGCGTTCAAGGCGGGCGTGGCGCTGATCCAAGGCAGTTCACCTTCTTGGACGAATATCTTGCGCAAATAGCTGCGGGCAGAAAGGCCAAAGACGAAGCAGATGAGGCGGCGCAGTCTGGAACCAAAAAGACCGCCAAGATCATCAAGACTGAACTAAGCCCAGAGCTTATGCGGATCAAAGACGCATCTGAGATGATAGGTAGCTCATTTGAGAATGCCTTTATGTCGGTCAAGGAAGGCACGATGTCAGTCAAAGATGCGTTTAATTCTATGGCTAATGACATTATTAACGAGCTTTATAGGATATTCGTGGTTAAGCAGATTACTGGCTTTATATCTAGCGCATTCACTGGCGCATTTTCACCTAAGCTTGCTGGAACAGGTGGCGGCGGCGGTAAAGCAATAGGCGGGCCGGTTCAGGCAAAGCAATCGTATATCGTTGGGGAGCGCGGTCCTGAGATGTTTATTCCATCACGGTCAGGATCAATCGTGCCAAACAATAAACTTGGCGGCGGCACAGTCGTAGTAAATCAAAATATCAACGTTGCCACAGGCGTACAGCAAACCGTACGCGCCGAAGTATTAGGTTTAATGCCGCAGATCGCAGAGGCATCTAAGGCTGCTGTGTTGGATGCTAGACGGCGCGGCGGCGCATTTGCGGGGTCATTCTAATGGCGATAAGTTATCCTAGACCATTTTTGACGCATACGGGCGTTGCAGGCATTACCATCAGGGCAGTCAACCAAACTGCTATGACGATGTCGCCATTTACCTA